ACCTTCCAATGAATATGCACGCTTCTCCAAATTTTCTGGGTCTGCACCATACTCAGCGCATTCAATTATTTCACAACAATTTTCAATTAGAATTGATGGTTCTTCATCAAGTTCAGTCACTTTCCCAATCAGGTACTTGTCCTGATTCTTCAGTAAAAGTAACTTGATCTGGGGACCCGAGGGCCTCATCAACGACTCCTCCTCCAACATCATTTCCTCCTCCATTAATCGCCTCCAATAATTTACTATACTGTTCTAAAACTTTTTCGTGGGGATCATAGACACACAGCAACTCTGTAGGATCAATGAATAAAATTCGCTCACTTGATAGTGGAGCCCACGGATACATACCAACTTTAGGATTTGATCTCTTAAATGGTTCATCTCCCTCTTGAAAGAGGTTAGCAGTATCTTCGATAATGTCAACTAGGTAAGGATCACCCAATTGAATACCTGCCAACTTATTAGTATCTTTTGAATATACTTCTTTGATGTCGGAAATAACATCATCCCCGTTTTTTAATCTTGCGATTTTTACGCTCATAGTTCTTTGCCAAAATAATGTTTACTGATTCTTTAATAACTTCTTTGACCGCTTTACTTTGATGGAGATTTTTTGTATCTGTAATTTGTTTAGCATATGTAAACAAAATATCCATCACTTCCACTGGTGCTTCAATTGTCACCAAATCAGATTCACCTTCATACCCAGGCGGATTTAGGTTATAATAAAACTGCATAGTTTCCTCCATTATACACATAAAAAAGGGAGGGGTCAAGCCCTTCTCCCTTTATTCTGTTTGTTTTTATTTATCAACTTTCCATAAGGAGTTGTTTTGGAGATCCAACAATATCATATACAGTTCTCTTTTGGTGATCAGGAATGATTTTTTCAAGATCAATTGTAAGTAGTCCATCTTCAAAACGGACATCTTTAACTCTTACGTCTTCAGATAATTGCCATGCTCTAGAAAAACTTCTTTTTGATAATCCTTTGTGAAGGTAATTTCTTGTAGTATCTTTGTCCTCATTTTTAGAGGTAACTCTGAGAATGTTTTGTTCAGTAGAGACTTCGACCTCATCTCTTTTAAATCCTGCAAGCGCAACTTCAATAGTGAAATTACTTGAGTCATGTTTGATTAAATTGTAGGGTGGATAGTTGATGTTGTGTCCAGACATAGCTTCTAGTCTATGGAACACATCATCCAGACCTACAGCGTGAGGTGCGTAATCTTTCCAAAAGGTATCTAACGTGTTTGTAGTAATCATCCGACTTCTCCTTAAAAAGCGAGTTGTTTGTAGTGGACCCCGAAGGCATCCAAGAATATTTAGGACATAAATAGCTGTGCCCATATAATCTGTTTTGGAGGATAACCCCCCCATGAAAAAGGTAATAACCGCCCTGGCGGCATCCTTTTTTGTTATGCCTGGTAATGCTGCTGAGATTACATCAAGAATAACTGACTCTGTTCAATTGAAAGTTGATGCCGCTGCTTCTCAAGCAATCCGAATCGGAGGTCAATACTCCGTATCAGGTACAAATATCCAATCCTCTACGTTTGGTGGCGTAGGTGGTGCTGGAACTTATAGTATTAATACTTCTGGTCAAGCATTTACGTTTTCTGAAACGTTAATTGACGCAGACACCACTCCTGCATCTGTATCGACTGGCGCTATTGCTCCTTATGGAAATATTACCTCTACTGCTGCTGGTTCTGCTGGAACTCTCGCTGGTACTCTATCAGGCACATCAGTTCCTACCGTAACTGCTGGTGGAGCTGGAACCTCAGCAACCGCCCAACGTAGTATCGAACTAAGCGTATTCAAATGAGACATTTAACTCCCGTTCTGCTGTTGGCAACGGGAGTCATTTGTACTCCCGCTTACGCTAATAGTGTTGTGCCTAATTTTACTAGGGGTACTATAACTGCAACCACAGAATCAACTACCAAAGTAATAGAATCAATTCGTCAGGTTGAATATACAACTGGCACATCTTATACTGTAACTGGAACTAACATTAACATTCCTGGCAGTCCTTCATACGGACAATCTTATAGTATTATGAATAACGGTGCTCCATTCCAGTTTAGTGAGACTTATCTCGGACCTGGAGTGGCAAAAGAAACATGGATAGATCGAACAACAGAAACAAACTCAGTTACAAACTCGGTGTCTGTCTTTACGCAATAGGTTTATATGGAACCTTTGGATCGGTATCGTTGGCTCAAACAGCTCCTAGCAATACTAACATTGCTGGTCCTAGTGCTTCTGCTACTGGAAACGTTACCAATCAAGCGGTACAAGTCCTCCAGGGTCCATATGCCCTCAATACGTTTGGTGCTGGAGTCAGTTGCCAGGGACCAACCATGAGTGTTTCTCCCTTTGCTTTGGGTAACTTCAACGGCAGTCAAGATCCAGAATCATTCCAAACCCATAGTGGTAACTTTGGTTTGAGTTTAGGTTTCAACTTTCCTCTTGATGGATCAATGCAAGAACTTTGTAAAGCAAGAGCAAAAGTAGAAATCACTAGACAGCAAGCAGAGGCAGATAAGGCACGTTTAGATTTTGAACTTGTCAGACTGCTTAAGTGTGGGGAAGCAGTTAAAGGTGGAATTAGTTTCCACCCAGACTCTCCTTATGCAAAAATTTGTGCTGACGTAGTTGTTAGGAATCAAACACCTGGATTTGTAACAATTCCAGACCCAAAACTAAATAGGGGCAGATAAGTAATTATACGTGCAATATGTATCTGTAATGCTTCTTATGCCTAATGGAAGAGTTCAATGGTTTGATATACCATGGGGAAAATCCCACCTTGACGTTATTCGTAAACACGGTACAATTCTTATGACGATAGTTAAATAATAAGAGGTGTTCTTATGTACATGCTCGCAGAACAAGACATTAATCGACTAATTGTTGCTTGCAACAAAATGATTATGAATAGTTCTAATAATTTAACTCAAAAAGAATATCAACATCTAATTAACCGACTATCAACATACAAGGAACAAAATTTTCCTAAGAGATCATGAATGAAAAACAAGTGAAAGAAATGATTGATGCTGCTATAAGGCAACACAATATTCAAGCTACAATAATTAGTGCCACACTTGGTTTAATTGTTATGGCATTTTACGCACATGGAGTAATTACATTGGTTAAATGATCACGGAAGAAGATATTCAACAATTACAGGAAAGAATTCTCCATCTAAAAATGGAAGAACTCTTTGAAGAACCATCTACTTATGAGGATGAAGATGAGTAACTTGCCTTGGGGAGTCATAATAATTTTATCATGTGGGTTAGCATTTACATGCTACTGCATTTATTATATCTTACGACTAGCATACGAGGAAATGAAGGATGAATAAATTCTTTATTGTTAACCTTCTAGAATTAGCAATTACGTTACCAGCATTTTCAGAGCCAATAGTTAAAAATTATAGTCATGACGCACTTGGTTGTGTAATTCTTTTAGAATGTAAGAAAGGTGTTGATATAGTTACCGAAGACTATAACTTTGGAGCAAAACAATCAGAACACTTAGAGGAAATTAAAAAAATTATTAAGGGATTGAATGCCCTGAAAGTAGAGGTTTACATCGCAGATGAAACTTATTTCCCACATAACACAAACGGAATCTATAAACCAAACTTAAATCGTTTCATAATCCGTAGAGATTTACTAGAAGATAGTAAAGAATTTATTAAAACATTAAGACACGAAGGTTGGCATGTAGTACAAGATGCTATGGGTGGTGGTATTGATACAGCATTCATCGCACAAGTACATCAGGATAAAGAAATTCCAGAAGTAATCAGAATGAAAACCCAAATGGTTTATGGGGCGGCAGGACAAAGTGCTGCTGTTCACTGGGAATCTGATGCAAACTGGGCAGAACTTCAACCTGGAAAGACTGCAAAGTATCTTGAGATGGCAGCAGTTAAACCACTCTGGGAACAAGTAGATCCAACACCACTCACAAAAGATTGGTTGATTGGTTGTGGTTATATGAAGCCACAAGGAAAATATAAACTATACTCATCCACTA